TATCTTTCAACAACCAGAGTCGGTCTTTGGGGTTACTCTAAGTTCGACAAGATGGTGGATTATCTAGTGGAGAAGTTCGGTCTGACTTGGCTGGAACAGCCCGAGGATGCTTGGCGCCAGCGGTATCCAAAGATCACAGCCAAAATAGATGAACTAGAACAACGTCTTAGCAAGCTAGAAAAGAAGAAATAATCCCTTTACTTATGGCTTCGAGTTTGGTATAATAATATCATGTACAATTATGGAGAATATACATGAGTGACTTTTTTCGTCAAATGGTTAAGGATATCGGAGATGTTGACACGCACATTGCTGAAGATGGGATGCACTCCTCAGAGTTTTCTGGGGCGATTGATACAGGCTCTTATATACTCAATGCCGCGCTAACAGGAAGTTTGTATGGCGGTGTCCCTAATAACAAGATCACCGCCTTTGCTGGTGAGTCTGCCACTGGCAAAACTTTCTTCGTTCTTGGTATTGTCCGCCAGTTTCTGATTGACAATCCAGATGGTGGCGTTTTCTACTATGATACCGAAGCTGCTGTAACAAAGGACATGATGAAGGATCGTGGCATCGACACGAACCGTGTCGTCGTTTCTGAGCAGACTACGGTGCAGGGATTCCGAACTCATGTCACCAGAACTCTTGATCGGTATCTAGCATCTGAGGATCGTCCGCCTATTCTTTTTGTTCTAGATTCGCTCGGTCAGCTTTCTACCGAAAAAGAAATTGCGGATATCGCGGATGGCAAGGATACACGAGATATGACTCGTGCCCAGCTGCTTCGTGGCACATTCCGTGCGCTTTCTCTCAAGCTGGCGAAAGCGAAGGCACCTATGCTAATCACTAACCACGTGTTCGATGTGATTGGTTCCTACATGCCTCAGAAAGATATGGGTGGTGGCGCAGGTCTAAAGTATGCTGCCTCTCAGATTGTGTTCCTTTCTAAGAAGAAGGACAAGGATGGTACTGAAGTTGTTGGTAACATCATCCATTGCCGTATGCATAAGAGCCGATTCACCAAAGAAAACAAGATGGTCGATGTCCGCCTCTCCTATGACACTGGTCTTGATCGCTACTATGGCTTGCTAGAACTTGCTGAGAAGTATAACGTGATCAAGAAGGTCAGCACTCGGTATGAACTACCCGATGGCACAAAGATGTTCGGTAAGCAGATCATGGGTGAACCAGAAAAGTATTTCACCGATGAACTTATGGAAAGGTTGGAAGAAGCAGCCCAAAATGAATTCAAATATGGAAAGGTTGGGATCGATGAAGTCGACGACTCCGAGGAAAGTGAACTACAGGATTCTGAATGAGGAAGTGAATAACCTCGTCTGTATCGAAGTCCTCGAGAAAAAGTATGAAGGTGTCAAGTTTCATTTCGGTGAAGTTGGGACTTTCGGTGAAGGTGAAGATGTTGGTGTGAAATTTCAATTTACTATTGATGAAGGGGATGATACACTAGAAGAAAACGATGAGTTCAAAGAAATCGTTGCTAACATTTTATTTGACATTGTTGTAGGGAAAGATAATGAGAATTGAAGAGACCGTTCTTAGGCATCTCATTCATAAAGACAGTTTCGCAAGAAAGGCACTACCATTCCTTCGTGATGAATATTTTTCTGACCCAAGTGAAAGAATAATCTTTCATCGCATTAACGAGTTCACTCAAGAATATAACAGCGTACCATCTCAGGAAGCACTTCAGATTGATCTGGAGAAGATCAAGAATCTTTCCGAAGATGAATACAGTAAATGTGTAACTATTATCAAGAATCTAAACGAACCAGATCCCGTTGACGAGCAGTGGCTTGTTGATGCGACTGAGGAGTTTTGTCAAGAACGTGCTATCTACAACGCAATAATGGATAGCATCGGGATCATTGACGGCAAGGATAAGGCGAGGACGAAGGGTAGCATCCCAGAGATCCTTTCCTCTGCTCTTGCTGTTTCTTTTGATTCTCACATCGGTCACGACTTCCTGGAGGATTATGAGCAACGATTCGACTTCTACCACAGAGTTGAAGAAAGACTCCCATTCGACATTGAGATGCTTAATACAGTATCTCGTGGTGGTCTGCCTCGCAAGTCTCTTAACATTATTCTTGCTGGAACTGGTGTTGGCAAAACTCTGGCAATGTGCCATTTCGCAGCAAGCAATCTTCTGCTAGGTAAGAACGTCCTCTACATTACTATGGAGATGGCAGAAGAAAAGATCGCAGAACGTATCGACGCTAATCTTCTGAACGTAGCAATCGATGAACTCTCGTCTATCCCAGTCGATTCTTATCAGAAGAAGGTTGACAGGGTCAGGAACAAAACAACTGGCAAACTGATCATCAAGGAGTTTCCAACTGCCTCTGCGCATGTTGGGCATCTGAGGCATTTGCTGAACGAACTTCACCTCAAGAGATCGTTCGTTCCAGATATCATCTATATTGATTATCTAAACATCTGCCTTTCCTCCAGAATCAAGTCTGGAGCAAACGTCAACAGCTATACCTATGTCAAGGCGATTGCCGAAGAACTTCGTGGGCTGGCTGTTGAGAAGAATCTTCCTATTATCTCAGCAACTCAGACAACCAGAACTGGTTATAGCAATTCAGATCCAGGACTCGAGGACACCTCAGAGTCGTTTGGTCTGCCAGCTACAGCCGACTTCATGATCGCTCTGGTTTCAACTGAGGAACTCCAAGACCTTAATCAGATTATGGTTAAGCAGTTGAAAAATCGCTACAACGATCCAACAATAAATAAGAGGTTCGTGGTTGGTGTAGATAGAACTAAGATGAGGCTCTATGATCTCGAGGAGAACGCACAAAAGGGTCTGGTCCAGGAAGATAAACCAATCATGGATAATACTCACTTCGGTGAGCGTATAAACGAAGATGACAGTATGAAGTGGATGACCAAAGTTGCAGGTCGTCGAGATTTCAGTGGTCTTAAAATTTGAGGAGAAAGAAAGAGTCTATCATGGGCAAAACGTGGCGTAGAAAAACGAATTATTGGGATGATGATCATGGATCTGACGGAGGAAACTCCAAAAATAACAAATCCCGCCGAAAGCAGTTTGCCGAAAAGCGGAAATCGAAACAAAGATTTCTTGAGGATGACTACAATGGAGAGACGAGCAAAGATCTATCTTCGTGGAGGTAGCAAAGTACTAAAGAGGCAGATCAGGCATGCCGCTAACTGGATGCTTTTCGATCAGCTTGGCAAACGTCTTGCACCCAAAATTGAAGTTATGATATATCTTGTCTCAGGTCTTGAAGAGAGAGAAGGAATAGTTGGCGACTGCGGAATCGGTGGCTGCGAAACTGTTCGTCCAAAAGAATACGAGATTCGTTTAGAACTCAACCAAGATACTCCAGATTTTTATAGAACACTTGCTCATGAAATAGTTCACCTTCGCCAGTGGGCTAAAGACCAAATGTATGAATACGAAAATGAACGGCATGCTGTCAGATTCAAAGGCAAAAAATACAACATGGAAGACATGGATGACGACGACTATCCTTGGGAAGTCGAAGCATACGGCATTCAAGAAGATATCTACAGCAGATATATCTCCTCTCACAAACTCTCAGAAATAGAATCGGCTATTTAATTCCTTCTCCTCTATTATAAATAGGGGGAGGAGGATTTCTATGTTCACAATAGAATCATTACAAGAAACAGTTAGATCTATGGGATATGGTAATATCAAACCCATGGGCGGTAAGAAATTTGCTGTTCTTGTTGATAAAAACAGAGTAGAAGTTTTGGAAGATATTAACAAGAAACTTCCAGGATCCTCCTATGATGATAAACCAACGTCGGAATCTTCTGTTGGTAAGGTCGTAATCAACAGCTTTTCTATTCTAGTTAAACCTGCATCCAGACAAGGATCTGCTTCTGCTGGTGTAGAAAACGAATTGATTGTTGTTAAAAATGTCAATGACTGCGTGAAAAACATGAAGGGTCCAATCAATGTTTTGTTCAAGGCAAAGAACAAAACATATGAAGTCGTCGGAATAAAGGAAGCCAAATCTGTTGGGGCTGATACTGCTGGTAGAAAAAAAGCAGATATCGTATTGATTGACTCCAAAAATAAACAGTATCCAATCTCTATCAAAAAGGATGATGCTGAAACTTGGGAATCGGCTGACAGGTATTTTGGGCAGCAAGCAGAAAAGATAATCGAAAAGGCAATCAAAGCCAATAAAACAAAACTCATTGCTGAATCGACTTATTTTAAGATCGAACCAAACATTGCTGTTGCGGCAACAAATCAAGAAAAAGAAGCTGTCGTGTTTGGCTCGGACATTAAGAACGGCGGAGCAGTCATAACGAAAACTTTCAAAAGCGGATCGTTTAAGTGTATTGAAGATAAATTAGAAATAGAATGTACACACATCATTACAGAAATGAGGGATGTTGTTGGTGATAAGGATGTGATGTTTCTTATTCGTAATGACAAAACAAGAAAGTCGATCAAGAAATATCCAGGGATCCGCGTGCTTGCTTCATACAAGAAAAGAATTAACAGAAACGTTGCTGTGGTACAAAGATAATGCTTAAACTTCAGACATTTATCACTGAGCAAAAGAACGTCCACATGGAGCACCTTGAGGATCTGGTGCTGAACAAGGGCGTTGTTGGCGCACGTGAGATATTCAACTTCTTGACATCTCTCGGCGACATGCTTGGTGGTAGCACGAAGAACAAAGTCGCAGCGACAGTAAAGTGGGATGGCGCACCTGCAATCTTCATGGGTGTAGATCCTGAAGATGGCAAGTTCTTTATTGCCAAGAAGGGTCTGTTCAATGTCAAGCCCAAGCTGTACAAAACCAACGCAGACATTGATGCCGATCTCTCTGGTTCTTTGAATCAGAAGTTCAAGATCGCTCTTGCTGAGTTTTCTAAACTCGGCTTGCGTTCTGGTGTTGTGCAGGGTGATCTGATGTTCACTTCAGGAGACATCAGCACCGAAACGATCGATGGGCAGAAGTATTATACATTTCAACCAAACACAATCGTTTATGCCGTACCTGTTAACACTCCTCTTGGAAAACAAATCAAAAGATCTAAAATTGGTGTCGTTTGGCACACAACATATTCTGGCAATAAGATTCAGAATATGCGTGCATCGTTCGGTAAAGGTATCGTCCGCCGAATGAAGAAGAACGCAGCTGTTTGGATGGACGATGCTACATATCGCGATGTTTCTGGTCAGGCTACAATGACAGCCGATGAGACCAAAGAATATCGTGCTATCGTTTCTTCGGCTGGTTCTCTGCTCCGCACCATTCCTTCGAACGCGCTCAACACTATCTCTCAGGACGAAGATCTCCTGATGATGGTAAAGACTTACAATAATACAAAGGTTCGCGCTGGTGAAGAAATCGGAAACACGACTGCCCATGCACGTGGGTTGATCACGTTCCTGAATGACAAGTTCAAGGCTGAAGAAGATAAGCGCAAGACCGAGAAGGGTAAAGCAGCTATTCGCGAGAAAAAGAAAGCAGTCATGGGACCGCTTCTTGATGTTTCGGTCTCCGACCTTGCTAAGATTTTCGACTTCATGAATATCATAGTTCAGGCAAAAAATATGGTTGTGGCTAAAATGAATCGTGCAGCCACCATTGGCACATTCCTACGAACAAAAACTGGGATCAAAGTGACTTCCCCAGAGGGTTATGTTGCTATTGATCGCCTCAAAGGCGGCGCAGTCAAGCTGGTCGACAGGCTGGAGTTCTCTCGCGCAAACTTCTCTGACGATGTCCTGAAGGGTTGGTAGATTATAAATAATGGTGAGATAAGGCTACGGCAAACTCGCATCATTTTAACCGATAAGCCCAAGGGAAACTCGGATGAAGAAAGTAACAATTACATTTGGGAGGATGAATCCTCCAACTGTTGGGCATGAGAAGCTGGTCTCAAAGCTGATAGCAGTTGCAAAACAAAAGTCTTCCGAGCCAAGAGTTTATCTTTCTCATTCGCAGAATCCCCGCAAAGATCCTCTATCATATAAACAGAAAATCAAATTCGCTCGCTCAGCATTCGGCAGAGTTGTAAAGCCATCTGGTGAAAGAAATATCGTAGGCATCATGAAGTCTCTCGAGAAAGAGGGGTTCACTGATGTAACTCTAGTTGTTGGTTCTGATCGTGTCTCTGAGTTTCGCACCTTCCTGAACAAATACAACAAAAAAGAATTCACATTCAATACAATCACAGTCGTATCTGCTGGTGAACGTGACCCAGACGCCGAAGGAGTGTCTGGCATGAGCGCCAGCAAAATGCGTTCGCTTGCTAAGAGCGGTGACGAAAAGTCATTTTCCGCTGGTGCACCATCTAACCTTTCTGCTTCAGAAAAGAAATCACTCTATAAAGACGTGAGGAAATCTATGAATATTAAAGAAGAAAAAGAGAAAAAGATTGAGGACGATGAGTTCGATATCTCCGATGATGAGTTGGAAAAAGAACTGGCAGCTATGGATATGGCTGACCTAGAGCCAAGTTCCGATGATGTTGCTGTTGCCCATCATATCTTCCCTGAGGATGAAGATGAACTCAATGGCGAAGATGATGAGGAAGATGAGGACGAAGAAGAGGAAGAAGAAATGGACGAGGCTCGCGTCCTAAACTTCTCTCAGCGTCAGAAAATTGCTATGCGTATGAAGCGCCTTGCTCCTCGTATGAAGAGACTCAGAGCGATTCGCGCAAAACGTATGGCAACCCCCGATCGCTTGACGTATCGTTCAAGAAAGGCTGCGTTGAATGTTCTCCGTCGCCGCGCTGCAGGTTCTCGTGGCGCAAAGTATGGATCTCTTTCTCGTGCAGAAAAGATCTCTATCGATCGTATGCTTCAGAATCGCTACAAGGGAAGCCTATCTAAACTCGTTGATAGATTCGCTAAACGCATGTTGCCAAAGATTCGTAAGAAGGAAATCGATAGGCTAAAGAGAGCAAGAGCGCCAAAGAACGAAGCAATGGATATTCGTTTCGAACAGTTCATCACCGAACGTGAGGACAAGGATATCGGTGATCGTAAGGGCGCACAGCCAGCCAAGTATCATACTGGTCTTGAGGTTTCAACAAAGAAGGCTCGGGATACGCAGTTTCAGAAACAGGCAAAGATGAGTGACAGCGATCCTTCTGCATATAAGAAGGCTCCTGGTGATTCTGCTAAGACTAAGCCATCTCAGTACACAAAGAAGTACAAGCAGATGTATGGTGAGGATGCTAGATTCGAAAACTTCATCGAAGAAAACTATAGCGTTTCTACAAACTTCCCTGTAGCTGCACCAACAAGCCACGTGGCTCCTGTTTCTTCGCCTCTCCTTGGTTCGGATGAAGATCCTTCAGATAAGGAATCAAGAAAGGTTGATGCACTTCTTCGTCTTGGGCTGGCACCAAAAAAAGATCTGCAAAAGTATCGTCGTGCACTAAAGGATAAAGATTTCGCGTTGAAGAATCCAGAACTGCGCGGCAAACTTGCTAATCTTTTGGATAAGCTATTAAAGATTTCTACATCTGATGCTGCTATCTATCAGAAACTGAGAAAAGCTGCCAGTGACACTAAGGAAGATATTGAACGTAGTGCTGATGTTAAGATGGTCAAGGTCAAACTGCCTGATGGAAGAGTGGTGATGCGTAAAGATCGTTCTGCAATCGACATTGGCAAAGGTAAATATGAGGCGATTGATCCACTAGGAATGAAGCACGAACGCGAACGTGAAGCACTAAAGCTGCGTCATGCTCGGGAAAAGGCATCTGCTAAAGTTAAAGCTGTTCGTCAGGCTAATCTAAAGGATGAAGTTGATCTTGAAGAAAAGGCACTTGAAGGTCTGAAGAAGAAAGCTGCTAAGTCGGGCATTCCATATGCTACTCTGAAGAAAGTGTATGATCGTGGTATGGCTGCTTGGAAAACAGGTCATCGTCCTGGTGCAACTCAGCAGCAGTGGGCGTATGCTCGCGTGAACTCATACATCACAAAGGGCAAAACATACCATACAGCAGATAGTGATCTTCGTGAGGCATCTTCTCCAGCGCAACAAGCTGCGATTGCTATTGCAATGAAGAAGGCAGGAAAGAAGCCAAAGGATGTGAAGGAAGCTTCCTCTGCTCTGAAGAGACTTCAGGCATTCGACAAGTCTCGTGTCGCTGCTGGCAAACCTGCTATCTTCGACGTAAATAAGAAGAAAGAAGAACCAAAGAAGCCAGTAAAAGAAAGTTTGGATGAATCATTTACCGCTATGATTTCCGATACCATATATGCAAAGGATTTTGAGGAACATAGGGTTCAGGGTGGTTTTTCTCTTCATCCTTCCGTAGTCGCAGAAACTATCCGCAAGGAAGATGGTAAATATGTCATCTATTCTAAGGATGGATCGAAAAAGCTGGGTGAATATGATTCTGAAGAAGCTGCTAAGAAGCGCCTCCGTCAGATCGAGTTTTTTAAGAGGCAGGGATAATGACCAAGCTGAAATCATTCAAGCAGTACACTCGTGATGTCACTCGGGATGACGAAGAAGGAACCGATGCGCTGACAAATAAGTATAAGCGTGAAACTCCTGGCCAAGACGAGGGTCATTCTGTTGCTTCGTTCTCTGTAGATAAACCAGAACTTGCACCAACTGCTAAAGAGATTAGTCTTAGTCCATCAAGTGAGTCATGCTGGCAGGGATATAAACAAATTGGTATGAAGATGAAAGGTGGCAAAAGTGTACCAAATTGCGTGAAAGAATCACAACCAAATAAGTTCACTTCTGACACAGTTTTGATTTATCGCAAGAATGATATGGGTCAGACAAAAGAAATGCGTATTGGTAAGGATAAGGTTAACGAATATCTTGCAAGAGGATGGATTCGGAAATGAAGAAGTTCAAAGAATATACTCTAGAACAAGCCGAACCTTGCTGCGAAGATTGCGCAGAAGAGGAAATTGTTGAAGAGGCTGAGTATCAGGGTCGCAAAGTAAAGCTAAACAACCCAACTCGCTCCGACAATCCAAAGAAGAAGCGCATGGTATATGTTCGGAATGATAAGGGTAATGTCGTCAAGGTTTATTTTGGTGATCCTAATCTTGAAATCAAGCGCGATGATCCAGGTCGTCGTAAGAATTTTCGCGCTCGTCATGGCTGCGACAATCCAGGTCCAAAGTGGAAGGCTCGCTATTGGTCGTGCAAGTTTTGGGAAAAGGGTAAGTCCGTCACGGATCTTATGAAGGGATGATGAATGGCACAGTTTAGAACTGATTCGAGTAGATATCTAGCAAACGGTAATACGATTTTCGAAGTCGTAATGCTTGCGGATCAGTATGGCAACCAGATTGGTCCGTCTAATCCATCTGGCACAGCCGTTGATGCGTTCGGACGCGCTCGCGTGTCTAGTCCATTGACGCTATTTGATTCGTCGCATAGATATCGCGATAACGGATTGTGGAGCACATCTAATACAGCTGGGACTTCATATGCGTTCAACCAGAACGAAGGTCTTGTGCACCTAAATGTGACAACTGGACAAAATCAGGAAGTCATTCGCGAAACAATAAAGGTGTTTTCATATCAGCCAGGCAAATCACTTCAGGTTATGAATACCTTTGTTATGAATCCAGCTAAAACTGGATTGCGTCAACGTGTAGGATACTTTGGCGCAAATAATGGTATCTATCTTGAGCAATCAAACAACGATATCTATTTCGTCGAAAGAAGTTGGAATACTGGCGCTCTTGTAGAAACTCGTGTTCCTCAATCAAGTTGGAATGTCGACACGCTATTAGGTAATGTCAATTCTAGCCCATCACACAGAACACTTGATCTAACAAAGGCTCAGATTTTATTTTCTGATATTGAATGGCTCGGCGTTGGTACAGTTCGTTGTGGGTTCGTTATCGATGGTGAACTGATTCACTGCCACTCGTTCAATCATGCGAACTTCCTAACATCAACATATATTTCAACTGCTTCGTTGCCTCTTCGTTATGAAATCAAAAATACTGGTGCTACAGCCAGCAATAGTGTGATGAAGCAAATCTGCTCTACTGTCATTTCCGAAGGTGGTTACCAACTTGGTGGTTCACAACAATCTATTGAAACCGCAATTGGATCACCTCGGGATCTTACTACAGCTGGAACATATTATCCAGTAATTTCTATTAGGTTGAAATCGTCACCAAATAGGCTTGATGCTATTGTTATTCTTACTGCTCTTTCGTTAATGGCTATCACAAATAATGCCAACTATAACTGGAAAGTTGTAACGAATGGGACAACAACAGGCGGTTCTTGGGTAAGTGCTGGCATC